ACCTTCTGCCAAATTTCCTTGCAGCAAGTCCCATTTGGGGCTTGACTTTTTATTTGCAGGCTGTTACACCATGTCAGAACGAATGCCGAAGCACTGCCCATCCAAAGTCGATTCTCAGAGGAATTACCAGATGTCTGGCCCTGGTGGTGCGTCCCAAAACGCGAGGCGGTAAAAGAAGAAATGCAGGCAGATCCACGTTGGGATGAATGGGTACGAAAGACAAAAGCATAAGTCTCTTACTTTTCAACTTGTAACAGCGTCTCTTCGGAGGCGCTTTCTTTATACCCTTTGGAAGGAGGTGACCGCCTGTGATCTGTATCTATGAAGCCAACACCACAACATGGACTGGTAACGGCCTGTGCATCCTGCAGCCCTTCTCCTGCACGGTGAAGGAAATCGCGGGCGGCGATTTCGGCCTGACACTGATACATCCCATTACGGAAGACCTGCGCTGGAAGGAACTGCAGGAGGAGCGGATCATTAAAGCGCCGGTTCCCGCCTACAGGCCGCTGGAGGATGACGGCACGGTCATCGTACCTGCGGAACAGGCTACTGAGCAGTGCTTCCGCATCTATTCCGTTGCCGTGGACACGGCAAGCCATGAGGTGACCGTAGAGGCGCGGCATATCAGCTACGACTTCATGGGCAATATGTGCGGCAGACTGACCTCTCAGATGGGTACGTATGTGGTGAACGCGCTGACCAAGATGCGCCAGACGCTGTTCACGCCGGACGACCGGATTCTCGCCACCAACATCACCCGCCGGGTCAACCTGGGCGACCGCAGCTTCGTCAATCCCATCAAGTTCCTGCTCGATCCGGAGTACGGACTTGTGCAAAGGGCCCGGGTGCGGCTGGTGCGGGACAACAACGACTTCTACCTGCTGGACAACGATGAGCCCGCAGACCGGGGTTATGAGATCGCTTACGGCAAAAACATGACGGGTATCTCGTGGAGCAAAAGCACGGATGAGGTAATCACCCGCATCGTTCCCCTTGGCGAGGATGCGGATGGCAAAACGCTGCTCCTGCCGGAGAAATGGATGGACAGCCCGCACATCGGTGAATATCCCGTGGTACATACAGGCACGCTGGCCGTTTCGGATGCGAAAGAGGTCGTGGTCAATGAGGATGATGAAGAAACACCCTCCGAGGACATCACGCCCATGTCGAAGGATGAGTGCTATGCGCTCATGCGGCAGGCGGCCGCGGATGAATTTGCTAAGGGCTGCGACCTGCCCGATCTGACGCTGGAGATCGACTTCATCCATATCGGCGATACGGAGGAATATAAGCAGTACCGCAATCTGGAGCGGGTGTTCCTGTACGATCTGGTGCGCATCCGTCACGCGCCGACGGGCTTTGTGGCGAAAGCGCAGGTATCCGGCTATGAATGGGACGCATTGACCAGACGGTACAGCAGCATTACCGTCGGGAACGTGTTCGCCGTGGAGAGCAGCGCGGTGGCCGGGTACCAGCTGACGGAAGGCGCGGTGACGGCGACAAAGATCGCGCCTGGTTCCGTGACAGGCAGCAGTCTGCGGGAACTGTCCGTCACCAACGCCAAACTCGCGCATGCCGCTGTGGGCACGGCGAACATTCAGGACGCGGCGATCACGAGGGCGCAGATTGCGGACGCAGCAGTCGGCACGGCGCAGATTGGGCTGGCGGCGATCACCCAGGCGCTCATCGGCGCGGAGGCGGTAGGCACCACGCAGATCGCGGACGGTTCCATTACAGATGCCAAAATCGTGGAGCTGACCGCCAACAAGATCAACGCCGGCACCCTGTCCGTGGAGCGGCTGGAGCTGGTCGGGTCAAAGAAATCTGTGGTCTATGCGCTCAACAATACCGGCGATCTCGTTTCCCAAAGCGTGGATACGCTGGACGGCGATGTGCTGACGGAGCGCAGCATCACGGGCGACAAGATCGTAGCCAACGCCATCACCGCCAACGAAATCGCGTCCCGGACGATTACATCAAACGAGATTCTGGCAGGGACGATCACCGGCGCGGAGATTGCCGCAGAGACCATAGAGGGCGCGAACATCAAGGGCGGCACGATCACCACCGGGCATGTTGCCTCTGATTTTGGCAAAACCCTCGACCTGTCCAGCAACGAGGGCATCAATCTGCGGGTATCCCAGGTGTATGAGGATATGGACGAGCTGGTGGGATTCCGGATGGAGATCACAGCCACTTCGGATATTCTCTCTGAAGATATCCGGACCACCACGCTGACGGCGCGGGTCTGGCACGGCAGCCAGAATGTTACAAACGATATTCCCGCGTCCCGGTTTCAGTGGAAACGGAAATCAGCGGATGAGACAGCGGATAATATCTGGAACGCCGCGCATACAGGAATGAAAAGCATCACGCTCACCACAAGGGACGTGCTCTACAGCGCCACCTACGACTGCGAACTGACAGAGGAGGAAGGATCATAACATGGCCATTATTGCAACGGGCTCAAAAACCATCATCGACTTGTCGGACGGCAAGTCGCTTTCTGTTTATCTGGGAGCGAATCAGCCCCGCACGCAGATCAATGACGTGAACGCAGGCGCTTACAGCCCGGACTGGACGACCACGGCCGGAAAGCTGGTGATCACGCCTGTGGTCTACGCCAATCAGACCGCCATTGCGCTGAACAACGCCGCGCTCACCATCAACTGGAAACGCAAGGATGGTTCCGCCGCTGAGGCTGCGCTCAGTTCCGGCGAAACGGTCAGCGGCAAGGTACTGACGGTCAGTAAAAACAACCTGGCGACCGCCACCAGCAAACAGCTGACCTACATCGCTTATGTGGCCTATGCGGATCCGGATACCGGACTGACCATTAACGCTACGGCGGATATCACCTTCGCGCTGCTGACCACCGGCGAGGACGCGAAAAGCGCATGGATCAGCGGTGAGCAGGTGTTCAAGTACAACGCCGCCGGGTCTGTGTCTCCCGCGCAGATCACCCTGACGGCGAACCTGCAGAACGTGACCATGGGCAAGTGGCAGTACAAGAACAGCTCCGGCGCGTGGACGGACTATCCCACCACCAGCGACAACGCCGGCATCACGGGTGCGACGCTCATCGTGAAGCCCACGCACGCCATCTGGGTCGGCCAGAGCGCCACTCTGCGGATCACAACCTCTGATGCGAATATCGGAGATGCCACTTCCATCTACAAAGTGCAGGACGGCCAGGACGGCGCGCCGGGTGGAGAAGGTCAGCCTGCGTCGCTTGTGTTCCTGACGAATGAGAACATGACTTTCGCTGGAACGAATGCCGGCAAGGTGGCGGCGGCCACGAAGACCTGCCATGTAGTGGCTTATACCGGCACTACGAAGGTCACGCCCACAGTCGGCACGCCCACCGGGATGCCCGCAGGTATGACGATTGCGGTCGGCAGCGCCACGAACAACGAGATTCCGCTCACCATCACCATCGAGGCGAATGCCACGCTGGGCGGTTCAGGGCAGACGCAGGGCGAAATCTCGGTGCCTGTTACTTCGCCTGTGGAAACCACGCTGAAGATTCAGTGGAGCAAGGTGAACACCGGCGCGACTGGAACGGCGGCCTATGTGCTGACAGTCTATTCTTCGGACGGTACGGTGTTCACCAACGGCCAGGCAAACGATACAGATGGAATTACGCTGCAGGCGCAGTTCTATCAGGGCTCTTCCAACCTGACCGCCAACAGCAAATCTTATTTCCTTTGGGAAAAGTTCGAGAGCGGCGCCTGGGTGCAGGTGCAGGCGGATACAGCTGGCACAGCAGGGAGCGCTTATACCGTCCATGCCGCAGATGTGCAGGGTTCCACAACTTACCGCTGCCGGGCGCGTTACAACAGCACGACGGTTTTCTTCTACGACACCATCACCATCATCGACAAGACCGACAATTACCAGGCGGACATCGACAGCACAGCGGGAGACGTGTTCAAGAATACCGTTGGCCAGACCTGCCTCATCTGCCGTCTGTGGCAGAACGGACAGGAAGTCGATCCGCTCAAGTCCACTACCTATTCCAAGACAGCGCCCTCGTCTCCCGCGACGGGGGATTTCTATTACTGGATTCAGACCAGCGGCGCGACCACCAAACTCATGCGCTACAGCGGCTCTGGCTGGGAGGATGTGACCAGCGATGACACGTATAAGCACGAGAAGACCTACAAGTGGTACCGCAGGGATAAGGATGGCATCCCTATGGACAGCGGTGCGGTGTTCGCCACAAGCAAGGTCATCTATGTGGACGGGGACGATGTGACGATAAAAACAGTATTCGTCTGCGAGGTGGAATAAGCCATGATCGCACAGGCGCATTTTACCATTACCGATCTTTCGGACGCCACGGCAGAGGTCATTGTCGGCACACAGACCGCTGCCACCAATGCCTGGAAGGGGTCGGCGACTTTCACGGAGCTGAAGGACGGCCAGACCATCCTGTATTGGCTGCCCTTTGCGGGGACAAGTACGGCGGCAACGCTGGAACTGACGCTGCCGGACGGCACGACCAGCGGCGCGGCGCCGGTCTATATCAACGGCACGACCCGCTGTACCACCCATGTGGCTGTCGGCAACGTGACACAGATGACCTACCGGGTCAATACGCCCATCAACGGCAGTACTGCAAAGTATACGGGCTGGTGGATCACCAGAAATCAGGATACCACCACCAATTACTACGACCGCATGCAGTACAAGGCGTCCGTCACGGCAACAGGCGCGATTGCGGCAGGCAGGCTGGGCGTTTTCAACAGCGCGGGGAAACTGATTCTGCTCTCGACTGCGGCTTTTGATGTGACAAAGCCCATTCTGTACATCGGCACCGCCTATGCCACAGGCAAGCTGACCCAGACCGACAATTACATCTCCTGGGGCACGGAATTTTCCCTGGAAAATACAGTATCGGGTTTCTCCGGTACAGCCGGCGCGACGGTGTATATCAGGGGGACGCTGAACGGGAATATGTTCACCCCTGCTTCGGGTGTGCTGACCACGACGGCTCCGATCACGGAGGACGGATACACCTACATCCTTCTGGGCCTGATGAGTACTACGACCGCCGCGGTGCTGGCTCCGGAGCATCCTATGTTCCGGTACTACAACGGCGGCTTCAAGACGATCTCCCAGATCTCGTATGAAGCTTTTCTGACAGCCGAAGAAGCGCAGGAGGCCATTGACGCGCTGGCGGTGGGTGGACGCAATTATATCCTCAGCTCTGGCTCGGAGGTGGCGACATCCTCCGCGCAGGTTGCCCGGTACGCTCTTTCCGAACCAATGGTTGCCGGGGAGCAGTACACTGTCTCCCTGACGCTCACGCCCATGGAAGAATACGCCGGTCTGACCGTGCGCACCTCCGAGGGCGATACTATTTTGGCAACAATCGATTTGCAGGGAGTCACCAGGCAGACAGTACAGGCGACCTTTATTGCGGAATACGCCGAGGGCAAATCTCCGGATGACGCGCCGGACAACGCCGACATCCTCATCTACCGCAAGCCTGCCAGCGCCGGGACGGCCACGACCATCATCCACCAGATCAAGCTGGAAAAGGGCAACCGCGCCACGGACTGGACGGCAGCTCCGGAAGACGCGGAAGAGGCGCTGGAACAGAAGCTGTCCTCCGTGCGCGCGCAGATCAGCACCGAAGCGGACAGCATCCGCTCGGAGGTACAGGCTACCTACGCCCTTGCCAGCGATATGACGCAGGTTGCCCAGCAGGTCGGCACGCTCTCGGAACAGACGCAGAGCAATTACACCTGGGCCGTGACTCGGATCAATCAGCTGCAGCAGGACCTGACCGACGCGCATGAGGCAACGGAGGATGAGCTGGCGATTTTCCGCACTTACATGTCCTTTGACGAGCAGGGGCTGGTCATCGGCAAGACGGGCAATCCCTTCACATTCCGCGTGGTGAATGACAGGCTGGCCTTCTATATGAATGACAGCGAAGTCGCGTACCTCTCGAATAACAAGCTCTATGTCACCCATGCCGAAATTCTCTCCCGGCTCATCATCGGCAAGTTTGCCTTTGAGCCTCAGAGCAACGGCAACCTCTCCCTGATCTATAACGGCTGACGCCGGGAAAGGAGATATTATGGCAACAACAGTAGCGTACAGCGCATCGCTGTGTACCAGAAAGACCGGTTCGTCTTCCAACGCCAAGAGCAATGCTGCCAGCCAAGAATTCTACGAGAACAGCTACAACTATGTGGGCATCATCTCGTTCTCCGGCATGAACCTGGCCAACAAGGTGATCAAGAGCATCTGGCTCTCCATTGACGCGGCGAAGGCAGGTTACGGCGCGGGATCAACCAAGACCGTCTATATGCGCAAGGCCAACTACCAGAACGGCATCGCGTCAGGCGTGACGGGCATCAATTACACCGGGGATGCGCTGGGGACATTCACCGGCTCGTTCTATGGCAACAGCACCGCCTATCAGATGACAGACACGCTGTTTACCAACATGGCGGCGTACATCGCCCAGGGGAACAACAGCTTCACCATCTACAATCCCAGCCCCAGCACCTCATCTCAAGGATATTCGTACAATTACCTGCAGTGGTCCAGCGTCACAATCACCATCACCTATGAGGAAGCGGTATCGCAGCCGTCTGTATCCTCTTCATCCGTGAACATGGGCAGCGCGGTGACGATCTACACCAACCGGGTCAGCACCGCCACCACGCATACGCTGCTCTATACCTTCGGCAACGTCAGCGGGACGATTGCGACCTCTGTTGGCTCGTCTGTCAGCTGGACACCCGCGCTGACACTGGCCGCGCAGATTCCCAACGCCACCAGCGGTGTATGCACCATCACCTGTCAGAGCTACAACGGCGGCACATTGACCGGTACGCGCACCTGCACGCTGACGCTGAATGTCCCCTCGACGGTGGCTCCGACAATCTCGACCGTAACGGTCAGCGACACCAATAACACGGTGGCGACTAAGATCGGCGCATATGTGAAAATGCTCAGTACGCTGTCAGTGGAAATCACGGCGGCGGGAACACAGGGCAGCACAGTATCATCCTATCGCACATCGCTGGACGGTGTGAATTACACGGAGGCATCGTTCACCTGCAGCAAGCGCCTGTCCGCATCCGGCGACCTGACGCTCACGGTTACGGTTACGGACAGCAGAGGCAGGACGGCGACCTATACCGAAACGCTGACGGTGCTGGATTACAGTTATCCCTCCATCCGCCTGTTCAAGGCGGACCGCTGCAATGAGGACGGCACCGCTGCGGACGGTACACATGTGCGCTATTCCTTCCAGGGCAGTGTGGTCTCACTGAACAACAAGAACGCGCTGGCTGGCGTGGTGTACTACAAACTTGCCAGTGATTCGGAATGGACGAAAGCGGAGTCGCTGCCGGTCACCTCATACACCCTCAGCGCCACAGACAAGGTGCTGACACAGATTTTCGACGCGCTTTCCAGCTATGACATCAAGGTGCGTCTGCAGGACTATTTCTACTATGTGGAGCAGGCGGTGTCCATCGGCACAAAGGGCGTCATCATGGATTTCCTGGCGGACGGAACGGGCATCGCCTTCGGCAAGGTGGCGGAGACTTCCGGCTACGCAGAGTTCGGCTGGCCGCTGAAGCTGACGGAGCCTTTGGAGATCGAGCAGGGCGGCACAGGCGCGTCCACCGCCGCGGGCGCTCTTTCCGCGCTGGGCGGTGTGAAAAAGAGCGGCGACACCATGACGGGCAATCTGTCCATTCAGGGCTATCTCTATCCGTCCATGTACCTGCTGCCGTACTACAACAATACTACCAACCGCACGGTGTTTGAGGGCAGCTATGCCGGGGCGTCCTCTTTTGCGTCCTGGGAGGACAACACAGGCAACAACCGCCGGATGCTGGAAGTCAGGACGAAGGCGTATCAGAGCAGCCTGGATTACGCGGTGCTGCTCCGCGTCT